TGGAAGCTAAAAACGCTTCTAGACTATTTTAGGTGTGAATGTACCCAAAACACCCTAAAGCCGCTCAGGGGGCTTCTATGGGCTATTAAAAGCATAGTGATGATTAGGGGTTGCATACAGGTTCCATGGAACTTTTCTGGATGGTAGACTAACCAAAGTTGAAACCGCGTATGCTGCCCGCCAAGGGCAATGCATTCCGCTCATAGGGAATAGAACATGGCAAAGAAACCAACACATCTAAAGATAGTGGCTAAAGAACAACCACTAACAGGGAAGCAAGAAGCATTCGCAAAGCTGGTGGCTAGCGGGTCAATGCTGAGTGATGCATATAGGGAATGCTATTCGGCTGATAATATGAAGAGTTCAACCCTATGGTCTGAGGCTTGCCGCCTTGCACAAAACCCCAAGGTGTCCACAAGGATTAAGGACATTCAAGCCGATATGGAAGCAGATCGCCGCACGATTGAGCGCAGGCGGGAAGAATGGGTTTTGAAAAGGCTCAGTGAGGAAGCAGATCAGGCAGACAATGCATCGTCACGCATTCGGGCATTGGAATTGGTGGGCAAGACTGTCGGCATGTTCACAGATCGTATAGAACAGGCTGAGACCAACGAGAGATCGTCCGCAGAAATCGAAAAGGATTTGAAGGCGCGGCTGGCGCGGCTGATCGGATCGTGAGGGGGGTTTCCTATTCACGAAACTTTGGTGACCCCACCTACCCCCTATCCCACCCATAGAGACCTGTGCCTACACGCGCACACTACATGAGGTTCTACTCAAACAATGACAGAGATTTTTGTAAAGCCTTCCCCCTGTGTTGGTACTTGTACCATCGATGAAATAAATAATCTGTGCCTAGGATGTAATAGAACTATAGATGAGATAGCCCTGTGGGACGATTTAACGCCCTCTGAGGCGGTCTTGATGATGGAAGTGGTGCGTACCCGTACCCTTTGTCTCTGGCAGGCGTGGGAGGACTTTGAGGAGCCTACCCTTCAATAGAAAAAAGGGGTAGGAATCCTAGGGGGTAAAAAATTTTGCAAAAAAAAATTGAAAAGTTACCTATAACTTTCCCCAGTGAGTGTCTATTGCCTCTATCACATCATCCCATTCTGCTATTTTTTTTAGCTCTTCTATCACTGCTTCTGAAATATCTGAGTGTTCCCCGATACCCGCAGGGTTAGTCATATACACATCGATATTTGCTTTGTGTATGGCTACATGTCCCTCTGCGTGTTTTCTCACTGCTGCTAAAATATCAACCATTTTCGTCCTCTGCGTATAAGTTGTTGAAGATTTGAGTTGTGTCTAGTGTGTAATCTAGATCTGACTTTGAATAATGGATATGCTGGGATGGCAGGAAGTCTGGTGCGCCTTCTCCTGTTTCAAACCATGCTGGGTGTGTCACCCTAACGCGGTTGTTGGGAAGAGCGATAATATTGCCAGTCCAATCACCTGCATCAAGTAGTTCAAGTACATGGCTTTGTTTGTGTTGAGCTGGGTCATCTGCTACCTCACTGTCTGTATAGTCTACCGTGAATAGATATTTCGCAGGATAAAACTCTCCGCCAACCTTAGCAAGCCAAGGGCATGGTGTGGCTCTGTTCAGGGTATAAACAGCGTGAGTGTGTGACATGCAATCCCAAGGCTGAGCTTCATACACCTGCATAACTTCAGGCCATTTATCAAAAGCCGTATCCCCCACTAAGGCTGTTATCGGCATTCTGGCCCACATCGCACCCCCGTGGACATTAGGCTCATCACCGTCATCTGATTCACAACCTGTGAATATTACCTGAAAACTTAAACACCTATTGGGCATGGTTGTCACAGCAATACACATAGCGTGCAGAAACTCACCGTGGTAGTTCACATGATTGCATGTATATTCACGCCTTACCCAACACTTGAAGTGGGGTATATTGCTCTGCAAATAGGGCATTTTTGTCTCCCGAAAAACCCTTAATTAGTATATTATAATATATTAGTATATATATATATATAATATATATTATAATTAAGGGGATTTCAAATGTATTGTTGGCACTGTAAAACACAGGAATTGATCTGGGGTGGAGATGACGATCTGGAGGATGATGTTTTCTGCATGGTAACAAATCTTTCATGTCCTAAATGTGATTCTCAGGTAGATGTATATCTTCCCAAAGAGGGAAAAAAAAGAGAGAAGTCGGTAAAAGAGATGGAAGCAATCATCCAGAAGCTGAAAAACAGGATACAGAAAATTAACATACTGATAGACAGGGATGGCGCAAAAGAGATATAGCAGATATACTGCTTGCGGGGTACAAGTCTCCCAGTACCCCCGGCGGGTTGAGCGAGTTCCTCTCCGCTCCCCGCCGTCATTATTTGGGAGAGGGAGATTGGATGTCAGATAACATAATAGAGTTCCCCAACAGTAGAATGATTACTGATGAGGATGCTTTAGACCCAAACGAAATGCTTCAAAGCATCTGTGAGGATGTCGAAATGATTGAGGCTCTTGTTGTTGGGTGGACCAAAGAAGGCAAGCTATTTATGGGAACATCTCACGGAAAAGCTCCTGATATGGTGTTTCTTTTAGAGCTTGCGAAGTCGGTATTGTTAAACAGATGCGTGGGAGACGAAGATGTTTAAAGCATTCATAATGGTGTGCCTTGCCTCATTACCGGATTTTTGTGCGGAAATGGAAGACGAAAGAGGCCCGTACCCAGATAGAGAGGCTTGCATAGAAAGGGTTGCTGAGATGATAGAGTCAACAAAAATGTTTGGCCCTGAGTATTACACAGCAAAATACAAGTACAAGTGTAAAAAACTAGACATGATCGGCACATGAAAGAGCTTGCCGCTGTAAAGTCAAAAATTGGTCAACTGCCAATAGAGGACCAGAAGGAAATGCTTGACCTTCTTCTTGAGCTTGAAAACGCCAAGGAGAAAGAGGCATCTAGGACAGACTTTCTGACCTTTGTGAATAAAATGTGGCCTGCGTTTATTGCTGGCAAACATCATGAAGTAATGGCAGATGCCTTTGAAAGGGTGGCTAAGGGCGAGTTAAAGCGCTTGATAATCAATATGCCACCAAGGCATACCAAGTCTGAGTTTGCATCCTTTTTGTTTCCGGCTTGGTTCCTAGGGCGTTATCCAGAAAAAAAAATAATACAGACAGCGCACACGGCAGAGCTTGCTGTGGGATTTGGGCGTAAGGTCAGAAACCTTATTGGTCAGGATGACTTCCAAGAAGTTTTTCCGGGCATAGAACTTTCATCTGACTCCAAGGCTGCTGGGCGTTGGAATACAAACAAGCGGGGTGATTACTTTGCTATTGGTGTTGGTGGTGCAGTTACTGGTAAAGGTGCTGACGTTCTCATTATTGACGACCCCCACTCGGAGCAGGAGGCGGCACTGGGGGCTTACAACCCAGAAGTCTACGACAAGGTGTACGAATGGTATACATCGGGGCCAAGACAGAGGCTGCAACCCGGTGGATCGATAATAATTGTTATGACCAGATGGTCTACAAGAGACCTAACTGGTAAAATAATTAAATCAGTAACCCAAAAAGAGGGTGTGGATGACTGGGAAGTTATAGAACTGCCAGCAATTATGCCGTCTGGCGATCCTTTGTGGCCTGAGTTCTGGCCTTTGGAACAGTTAGAGGCACTAAAAGCTGAATTGCCTGTGTCTAAGTGGTCTGCACAGTACCAGCAAGACCCTACTTCTGAGGAAGGTGCGTTAATTAAGCGCGAATGGTGGCAAGAGTGGGAAAAAGAAGGCCCGCCACCGTGCGAAGCTATAATTCAAAGCTGGGATACAGCGTTTTTGAAAACGCAACGCGCAGATTACAGCGCTTGTACCACTTGGGGGGTGTTTCAGCACCCTAATGAAAGTGGAGAAATGATGCCAAACCTTATATTGCTGGACGCATATAAGGAGAAACTGGAGTTTCCAGAGCTAAAAAGGGCAGCATACGATAAATATTGGGAATTTGAGCCTGATCAGATGATTGTTGAAGCAAAAGCCGCTGGTTCCCCGCTTATTTTTGAACTTAGGGCAATGGGTATACCTGTTACAGAGTTTACTCCGTCCAGAGGACAGGACAAAATAGCCCGTGTTAACGCTGTTAGTGATTTGTTTGCTAGTGGCGTGATATGGTGTCCACCAACTAGGTGGGCTGATGAGGTAATGGAAGAGTGCGCTGCTTTTCCAGCGGGAGATCACGATGATCTTGTTGACTCCACAACACAGGCGTTGCTTAGGTTTCGTCAAGGGGGGTGGATTAGAAGTACAATGGATGAATGGGATGACGAACCTAAATACAGAAGAGCAGTCGAATACTATTGAAAATAATTCTAGCATTTATAGATTTGTGCCTCACGGAGAAGTAAAAAATTTTAAAAAATTAGGGTGGGAAGTTGCAAGCCATATGGAAGGTTCACATCATGCCCGTCATGCTGTTATAATGAAAAAACTCGACACCGAGAAAAAGGAAGTATTTTAAAATGGCTATTGAAAAACCAATGACGCCCTCATCTCTTGATGTCGAAGGCTCTGAGGATGTAAAAATTGAGGTCGTAAATCCTGATGCTATCAGCATAGGAGATGAAGAAAGCGGCATGATAATTGATTTTACCGGGGAAATGACAGAGGAACTCACTGGCCCTGAGCATGACGCTAATTTAGCTGAGTTTATTGATGAGCCTGATTTGCAGGGATTGGCCTCTGAATTGATAGAAGATTTTATCTCTGATCGTCAGTCAAGAAAAGACTGGGCTAGGGCGTATGTCAAAGGTTTGGATCTTCTTGGCATGAAGATCGAAGAAAGAACACAGCCTTGGCAGGGAGCTTCAGGCGTGTTTCACCCAGTTCTCACAGAGGCAACGGTTAGGTTCCAAGCGCAGGCTATGGGTGAGATATTCCCAGCTTCTGGCCCAGTAAGAACAAAGCTTATTGGCAAGAAAGATTACGAAAAAGTAAAGCAAGCGCAACGAATCGAAAACGAAATGAATTATCTCTTAACAGAAGAGATGACAGAGTATCGTGACGAAACTGAACAAATGTTGTTCAGACTGCCTTTGGCCGGATCATCGTTCAAAAAAGTTTACTATGATCCAATCATGGAGCGTCCGTGTGCCATGTTTGTTCCAGCAGAGGACTTTGTGGTTTCTTATGGCGCTTCAGATTTAATGACATCTCCCCGTTACACCCATGTTATGAAAAAAACTCCGAATGAAATAGTTGAGCTTCAGGTTAATGGGTTTTATGTCGATGTCGATTTGCCTGATCCAGAGCCAGACTATTCAGACATCCAAGAAAAATACGATGAGATTGAGGGAGAAACCGCTGTTCTTGAAGAGGACGACAGGCACACCCTTTTGGAAATGCATGTTGATCTTCTTATGCCAGAGCCATTTGAAGATCCTGACGGTATTGCAAGGCCGTATATTGTCACCATAGACAAATCGTCTGAAACCGTCTTGTCAGTCAGGAGAAATTGGTATGAAGACGATCCTAAAAAGCGTAAGAGACAACACTTTGTTCACTATAGATACCTACCGGGACTTGGGTTTTATGGGACGGGTCTTATTCACCTTATTGGTGGTCTTGCTAAAAGTGCCACAAGCATTCTTCGTCAGCTTATTGATGCGGGTACGTTATCCAACCTCCCTGCTGGTCTTAAAGCTCGCGGATTGCGTATTAAAGGTGACGATTCGCCTCTCATGCCGGGTGAGTTCCGCGATGTGGACGTACCGGGTGGTGCAATTCGGGATTCGATTGCATTCCTTCCTTACAAGGAGCCATCATCGGTATTATACCAGTTGCTTGGAAACATCGTGGAAGAGGGGCGAAGGATTGGCTCCGTTGCTGATGTACAAGTTGGAAACCTCAACCCGCAAGCTCCGGTCGGAACTACGCTCGCGTTAATGGAGCGAAGTATGAAGGTTATGTCTGGTGTTCAGGCTCGCCTTCATCATGCTTTAAAAAACGAGTTAAGACTTCTAGCCAAAATTATTAAGGATTACATGCCACCAGAATACTCTTATGAGCAAGATGGTGACTTCAACAGGCAAAAAGATTTTGATGGTCGTATTGACGTAATACCCGTGTCTGACCCTAACGCAGCAACAATGGCGCAAAGGGTTGTGCAGTATCAGGCGGCTTTGCAGCTTGCTCAACAGGCACCCCAGCTTTATGACCTTGGAAAGCTACATCGTCAAATGCTTGAGGTTCTGGGCATTAAAGATGCTGAAGAAATTATTAAACTGCCAGACGATATAAAAGCAGCAGATCCTGTAAGTGAAAATATGTCCATGCTTAAACAAGAGCCAGTCAAGGCGTTTAAGTATCAGGATCACGAGGCTCACATTGCTGTACACTTGGCCGCAGCAGAAGATCCAAAGCTAAAAGAAATCGTAGCTCAGTCTCCATTTGCTGGCGCAATACAAGCGGCTCTTTCTGCTCACGTTACAGAACATGTTGCGTTTCAGTACAGGAAAGAAATAGAAAAGAACCTCGGCGTTGGTATGCCTGATGAAGAGACAGAGCTGCCAGAGGACATTGAGATTGAAATTAGTAGGCTGGCATCCGAAGCGGCTCAAAAGTTACTTCGTAAAGATCAAGCTGAAATGCAACAGAAAGAAGCAATGAAGCAACAACAAGATCCTTTAACTGTGATACAACAAAAAGAAATAGCTTTAAAAGAGGCTGAGTTTGCTCACAGAAAAGAAATGGATGTTGCTAAACTGCAATCTGACGTTCAGGCAAAAATGGCTAATCTTGAGTTACAAAAAGATCGTCTTGATTCTGAAGAGCAAAGAGAGGGTGCTAAACTTGGCGTTAAGTTGGCTACAGAGCTTGACCAATCAAGAAAAGATGATATTAGAGAAGGCACCAATATTGGTCTTGAAATAGCAAGGGAGCTAAGTAACAGAGATGGCGAACAATGATACAGTTTATTCACCAATCAAAGAAAAAATTAGAGAGTATTTAAATGTTCTCGCTGACCATATGGCCTGTGGTGGGTGCAAGTCCTTTGAAGAATACAGAGAGGCTGTGGGCAAAGTCGAGGCCCTCGCTGCCGTTGAAAGGGACATCATCGACCTTGAAGAAAGGTTCATTAACGACTAGGGCTTCCGGATTGCGGGGCTGTATAGTATATTGTAAATATTACTACTCACAGGGTTGTCCCTGCAAGGTACTGTGAACCTCGATCACTGCACAAGGAAAACAGATGTATTCTGCAAATAAAGAAGTCAACGAAAGCGTTGCAAATAAAATACCAGTACCCGCTGGGTACAAACTTTTGATTAAACCACTTGAGGTCAAAGAAAAAACAGACGCAGGCATTTATATGCCAGATGCACTGAAGAATGCGGAGCAAACCGCTTCAGTCATTGGGTTTGTTGTAAAAGCTGGGCCGGATGCTTACCAAGACGAGTCTAAGTTTCCAAATGGCCCATATTGTGAAGAAGGTGATTTTGTTATCTTTCGATCTTACTCCGGCACAAGGTTTAAGATTGATAAACAAGAGTTCCGTCTTATCAATGATGACACAGTAGAGGCTGTTGTCGATGACCCAAGAGGATATGCAAGAGTATGAACCAGTCGCAAGCCTTGGCTCAGGAAGAAGAGCAAGAAAAAGTTACCGATAACTTTCAAGAAGTGGAAGATAGCGGTTTTGAGTTAGAGATTATTGAGGACACCCCTCAAGAGGAGAAACCTCGCCGTGCTGAAGGGGTTGAGCCAAACGTCCCAGATGATACGGAAATAGAGCAGTATAGTGATGGCGTTCAAAAGCGCATCAAGCAATTAAAGTTTGAATATCACGAAGAGCGCAGACGCAAAGAAGAAGCCTCAAAAATGCAAGATGAGGCGGTTAGCTATGCTAAAAAAGTTTATGAGGAGAACCAAAAACTTCGCAAGGCCTTGGAAGACGGCGAAGGTGTTTTGGTAGAGCAGGCCAAGGGTCGAGTAGACGCAGAACTTGATAAGGCAAAAATAGCCTATAAAGCTGCATACGAGACCGGAGACCCAGATGCTTTGATTGAAGCTCAAGAAAAGCTATCTAGCCTGCAAAATGAAAAATATCGTGTGGAGTCTTATAAGCCTCAAAAGCGTGAGGCTCCCAAGCCAGACCCTGTAGTGTCTAAGCCGTCAATCCCAACGCCAGATCAAAAGGCGCAGGAATGGAGTGCAAAAAATACTTGGTTTGGTGAAGATAGTGAAATGACGGGATACGCCTTTGGTGTCCATGAAAAACTTGTCAAACAAGGTATTGATACCAAAAGTGACAAGTATTATGCCGCCATCGATGAATCTATGCGTAAAACTTTCCCAGACAAGTTTGATGAGCAAATTGAGGAAGCACCTGTTCGTCAAACTGGTTCCGTGGTTGCCCCCCAAAGTCGGAGTGCAAAAAAACCACGCAGAGTGCAATTAACCTCAACACAAGTCTCACTCGCCAAAAGACTTGGCCTTACGGCAGAACAATATGCGGCGCAACTCTTGAAGGAGTCTTCAAATGTCTGATAGAAGCCCACGCACTAATGACACTCGCGCTACTGCGGAGCGTCCTAAAACTTGGAAACGTGCTGGTACGCTACCAACCCCCGAATCCCGCGATGGAATAAAATATCGTTGGATACGCACCTCAACTCTGGGTAATAGCGATAACACTAATGTTTCTTCTAAGTTTCGTGAAGGCTGGACGCCAGTCAAAGCTGAAGATCATCCTGAGCTACAAGTGTTGCCTGATATCGACTCTCGATTTCAAGGTAATGTTGAGGTTGGAGGATTGCTCTTATGCGAAAATTCAGCCGAATATGTAGAATCTCGCAGTCAAGCCCACAGGGAAATGAACAAGAATCAAATCGACTCTGTGGACAATAACTTTATGCGAAATTCTGATTCTCGTATGCCCGTTCTACCACCAGAACGAAGCACAAAAACAACCTTTGGCAAGTAACCTGAGCGGGAGCTTGCCGTAGATAACAAGGAGGGACAATCATGTCCGCTACTGCCGCTCCCTTTGGACTGCGCCCAGTAGGAAACCTCGGAGGTAACTATAACGGTTCCTTCCGTCAGTATCCTATTCTGAGTACAGAATCCACAGCGATTGTTTTTGGTGATGTCGTCAAGCTAACTGATGCTGGCGCAACCACCACAATCCAAAAAGATACTGGCACAACTTCTGCCACACCTATTGGTATCTTTATGGGCTGTCGCTACACAGACATCAGCACTGGTCAAACCCAGTTCAGCCAAGTTTGGTCTGGCGCTGCCCATACAAATGGTATGGTTTATGTTGCTGATGATCCGAATATCCTTTTCGCAATTCAAGCTGATGGAACCGTCAATGATGACGATCTCGCAGCTAACTGCGCTCTTGTACAAGGCACCGCAAACACCACTCTAGGTATTTCGCGCGTTTCTTTGGACATCAGCACAGCCGCAACAACTGCTGCTCTCCCGATTCGTGTCGTGGATTGGCTAGGCGGTTATGACGGTGATGAAAAGGGAACAGCATTTCCAATTATGTTATGCAAGTTTAATACTGGTCATCAACTCGGAATCGGTGTCGTTTCTGGCAACGCTCCATCAGCAGCTTAAGAAAGGGGTTGTAATATTATGGCTATTTCACGCGCACAGCTCCTTAAGGAGCTTCTACCCGGTCTAAACGCATTGTTTGGTCTTGAGTACGGAAAGTACGAAAACGAACATTCGGAGATCTATGAAACCGAAACTTCAGAGCGTAGCTTTGAGGAAGAGGTCAAACTTTCAGGCTTTGGTGCAGCACCAGTTAAGCAAGAGGGTTCACAGGTCTCATTTGACACGGCTCAAGAGTCTTTCACAGCTCGCTATAACCATGAGACCATTGCTATGGGCTTTTCGGTTACAGAAGAAGCTATGGAAGATAACCTGTATGACTCTTTGTCTGCTCGTTACACTAAAGCCCTTGCACGGGCAATGGCGTACACAAAGCAGGTCAAGGCAGCTTCATTGTTGAACACTGGTTTTGATACCTTTACATCTGGCGATGGCGAGTTTCTTTTTGACACTGACCACCCGACAGTTGCTGGCGGTAACAACGCTAACCGTCCAACAGTAGCCGCTGACTTGAATGAGACATCATTGGAAGATGCTGTTATCAACATTGCAGCTTTCGTTGACGAGCGTGGTCTTTTGATCGCAGCCCGCCCACGCAAGTTGATTGTACCGCCTGCATTGATGTTTGTTGCAACTCGTTTGCTCCAGACTGAAGGCCGCGTAGGTACTGCTGATAACGATCTGAACGCTATCCGTTCAAACGGTTCGATTCCAGAAGGTTACACTATCAATCACTATCTGACTGATACAGACGCCTTCTTTATCACAACCGATGTTCCAAACGGCATGAAGCATTTTGTTCGTACTCCAATGTCAACATCTATGGATGGTGACTTTGATACAGGCAATGTTCGCTACAAGGCCCGTGAGCGTTACAGCTTCGGTGTATCAGATCCATTGGGCATTTATGGCTCACCGGGTGCTTAATTAAATTAAGCTAATACTATTTGATTGGGCGGCTTCTTGGCCGCCCTTTCTTTTGCTATAATAAACGAAACCCTGACAGCCGCATCCTGTGGCTGACACTAGCCACGACAGGAGTGACTTAAATGGCTACTACTACTTTTACTGGAGCGGTACGCTCCAAAGGCGGATTTACCTCTGTAAGCCAAAACGCTACAACAGGTGCATTCTCCACTCTTTCAAGCATCAGCTCAACTGGTGTATCTTCCTTTGATGCAAACACAATGGCTGTAGAGGCTGGCACTGGTATTACTACTGGTACTGGAACGATTTATCGTACTTCTGTGCAGCGTGTGGGCGGTATCATTACAACTCGTATTCTTATTGACCTAACTGGTCTGCGTTCAACAGGATCTGGTGACATCATCGGTGTTAACGGTACAGCGCTTGTTTGTCACATTGGTCAGATTACTGCTGCTAAAAACGGCACAATCTTGACAGGCAGCATGGAATGTTTTGAGGCACCTGCTGGCGGTGATCCAGACATTAACATTCACTCTGCCACAGAAGGCACAGGTGTTGAGGATGGGGCAATCGGTGACTTGACAGAAACACTTCTTGTCAATGCTGGTGACGCAACGCTTGGAAGTAAAGTTTACTTCTCTGCCGTCCCCGCTGCCGATCAGTTTTTGTATTTAACAACAGGCGCAGCTACAGACGCTGATTACTCTGCTGGCAAACTCTTTATTGAATTGATGGGCTACGAAGCCTAATAATGAGAGGGGTTAATCCCCCTCTCCTTTTTATAAGGAGATTGAAATGGCAAGATCAGACGTAAAGGTTCAACTCATTAGCGATGAGGTGGCGGCAGACGATGATTTCATTGTTGTGGCAGCTAGACCAAACACGGCAGCAACCCTAGCAAATTCGTCTTTTGCATCTGGAGGCGCAAGGCTTCTTGGTGTTACCACAACAGGCACTGGTGACAACGCTAAAACTAATACCATTGTTGGCACAGACGTTTTTGATAATGCGCTCACTGAAGTAATAGTTTCAACGGGTTCAGCCGAACAGGTTGATGGAACGAAGTTTTTTAAAACAGTAACTTCTATTACAAGCTCTGCACAATTCGCGGCAAACATAAAAATAGGCTCTCTCGCCTCTGCCGCGCAGGCTGTTTTTGGCGGTCGAGTTAGGTTAAAAGGATATTCAATCGTTTCAGGTGGTACTGCTGGTGTAATTGAGTTTATTAACGGCACTCCTGAAGATGGAGCTGTTTTATTTAAAGCCAGAACCATTGGAACTGACAACACAACGCTAGATAACACAATCCCAGAAGATGGCATTGTTTTTGAGAATGGGCTTTCTATCAAGTACACAGTGGGTACTATTGATATGATGAATATTTTCTATGCCTAGGAAAAAAGAAACACCGATCAGAACATCGGTTAAGTCCGGTAATTTTCGCGCCACTAAAAAGGGCGCGGGGATGACCTCTAAGGGCGTCAAGGCGTACAGGGCTGCAAACCCCGGAAGCAAGTTAAAGACTGCCGTCACAGGCAAGGTAAAGCCGGGTAGCGCGTCCGCTAAGAGGCGTAAGTCATTCTGTGCAAGATCAGCAGGACAAATGAAAAGGTTTCCTAGCGCTGCTAAAAATCCAAATAGCAGACTAAGGCAAGCGAGAAAACGGTGGAAGTGCTAATGAAACTTGAGCAACAACAAGTTCAGGAACTCACTGTAGAGCAAGTTATGGCTGAGTTAGTAAAGCATGAGGCTGAGTGTAATCTGCGTTATCAGCGCATTGAAGAGCGTCTTGAGGATCAAAGAGGCCATATGTGCAAGCTTGATCAACGTCTTTGGTGGATTGTTGGTTTGGTTATAATTGCGCCTTTCTTACAAAGGCTACTCTAATGACAATTTCAAGAGCTTCTATGGGGAAGCAGTTAAAGGGTAATAAGATGAAAAAGAAAAAAGTCAAAAAAATGATTGGTGGCGGCAAGCTGCTTGGATCTATAAGCCCTTTAGCTGGAGCGATTTCTGGCAAGGGAATTTTTGGTCGAGCATTTGGCAAGGGAGGCAAAAATCTTGGATCTTTTAGCCCCTTGGCCCAACTACTTAAAAGTAAAGATGGTAAAAAAGTAGTTGGAATGATGAAGTCCTCTTCTCAACAAGCGGATAAAAAGAAAAATCCTATGGGTGATCCGGGTGAGTTTGCCCCCGCAACACCAATGAAGGTTGGCGGTTCTGTGAAGCGTAAGCGTTCAATTGACGGCATTGCACAGCGCGGAAGAACAAGGGCTAAGTAATGACTAAGAAAAAAACTGTTACCGATCCGGGAAGGTTTATGAGTGAATTTGCAAGCCCGCTTATCAATGAAGCGGAAAGCAGGTTTGGTGTTAGCCTAAACCCTAGATTGAGGTCAAAGCTAGGCATCAAAGGCAAAACAACATCTTCTGTTGCACCTACGGGAGTAAGCGCGGGTGTCGGCAAGGGCGTTAAAAAAGCAGCAGAAATGGCAAAAATGGCTGGCGCAGCAAAAATGATGAAATCTGGAGGCGCGGTAAAAAGAAAGCGCTCTATAGATGGAATTGCCAAGCGAGGCAAGACAAGGGCTAAGTGATGCGCCGTAGAAATTATTCTTCTGAGTACAAGAACTATCAAGGAACCCTTGTGCAAAAAAAACGAAGAGCAAGCAGGAACACAGCCAGAAAAAAAATGGTTGCCGCTGGTAAGGTCAGGAAGGGCGATGGGAAAGACGTTGCTCACAAGAACGGAAACCCAAAGGACAACCGCCTTTCAAACTTAAAAGCAGTGCCAGCCTCAAGGAACAGATCTTATGCAAGAACAAAAACTTCAAGAAAAGTTAGCAGGAGAGCGTAAAGAGGGGGTTGTAAAGGTTCATTGTGGCCCTAGATGCCCAAGATGTCAGGATGCATTAAGAACCGTGTATGTACACGGACATGAGCAGTGTACTGCTTGTGGATGCGTTATTGAAGATTGTTGCCAAGGAGAAGTCTCATGCGGAAGTGTGGAGAAAAAAAACCAGTAGCTATGAAGCGCGGCGGTAAAGCCACTGTAAAAAATCCAGTGGCTAAAGCTGTAGGGGGCATGAAACCTAGCGTTGTAAAGCCAAAGAAGGGAAAGGGGTCTTACACGAGGAAGATCTCTTCCTTTAGTTCTGGGGGCGCTGCAAAGGTTCGGGCTGCTGGCAAAGAATACATGGCTAGTATCAGGGCTAAAGCCCCAGCAACTGGAGTAAAAGCCAAGGCAAGGCAAAAGGCCGCAAAAGAAAGGATTGAGAAAGATTTGAATAAAGCTCGCAAGGGCTTTGCCACTCCAGCCAAACAAGCGGAAATGAGTCATGGTGGGAGCGTGAAGAAAAAGGTTGATAAGGTTGTTAGGGGTCTGAAGAAGGCATCTAAATCACACGCTGGTCAGGCAAAAACATTATCTTCTCTTAAGCTAAGAGAGGGCGGATCTACAACAAAAAGAAAGCCAAAGATAAAAACCCCAAAAGGCACAAAGGGATTTAAGGGAATACAGCCCCTGAGACCCACTACCATGAGGGCAAGTAGATATGAGTCTGGTGGTGATGTTGAGCCAATGAAAAAGGGCGGCAAAACAAAGTCTACCGTTAATAAGGCTGGTAATTATACAAAGCCATCAATGCGTAAACAAATATTTAATAGAATTAAAGCTGGCGGTAAAGGCGGCGCTCCGGGTCAGTGGAGTGCGCGTAAGGCTCAAATGGTAGCCTCTGCCTACAAAAAAGCTGGTGGAGGATATAGAGACTAATGCCGCCTAGGAACCACAAAAGCTGGGTACAAGAGCCTAGTGTAGAGTACATAAACTCACTTATATATTCTGATCATGGTTTGTATGAGCAAGAGATAGAAAACATATTTTCCAAGGTTTGGGTTCCAATGTGTCACTCTAGTGAGCTGCCAAACTTGGGTGACTTTAGAAAAACACAGATAGCGTTACAGAATGTTTTAGCTGTACGTTTTGAAAATGGTGTAGTCAGGGCATTCCTTACAGACAAGGTAATGCGTCCTTCAGGCAATGATTTGTCTTTAACCTACCATTCAAGTAACTGGACAGAGCTATATTGTGAAATCAAACACGGCGGAATGGTTTGGGTTACGCTGGACCCTAATCCTGCACAGAGCGTTGAAGAGTGGACAGGCGGGGCTTTTGATTGCATATCAGATGCTATCGATAGTGAAGAAATGGAAGTTTTTCACTACCATAAAGCGGTAATAAATACAAACTACAAGCTATGGCACGATACTAATAGCGAGTTCTACCACGATTTTATGCACTACTTTAATCGTGTGTCAGGGTTTAACGATGAATACTTTGCTAGAAAAAACATACCATTTGATAACGGACACGTTAACGTCAGTAGCTTTACAGTTAACTACGAGGAATACGATGGCTTTGAGGATAGAGGAGAGCTTAGTTTCCCTAACCTCCCACCCAATCAATGGTACATGGTTGATCTGTTCCCCGGATTTAATTTTAATCTGCGTGGCAGTGCTTATAGAAGCGATAGCGTTACACCTCTTGGGCCAAACAAGGTACTTATTGAGTTTCGCGGATATGGTCTCAAGAAAGATACGACCGAAGAACGCAATACCAGAATTAAGCACCATAACTCTATCTGGGGGCCATTCGGGAGAAACCTTCACGAAGACTTAATTGGAGTCGCTGGTCAAGGCACAACAATGCGTGAGGGAACTGAGCCACGCAACATATTGCATGGAAGGCATGAGAACGGAACCATCCATGATGAGGTTGGTATGCGTCATTATTATGCAGAATGGAGCAAGTGGATGGGGGTTGAAGCGAGTAACCCCAATCTATCCATAGCCGCCTAATGATACATGCATTTTTATTAATTGTTGTTCTCGGCGGTAAAACAGTTAGTCAAGATATGTACTTCCGGTCAATAGATGACTGCAACTATTTTGCCTCTAAAGTCTCAAAAAGATACGGTAATTATCAAAGCTATAGTGGCGTCCCTTCAAAGCACAAGGTTACGTCTTATTGTAAGCCAGTTAAAATCAACCCAAACGCAACAGAAGTTTATTAGATGATTGCTGAAACTCTAGCGGGAATATCTTTATTTAAGGCTGCTGTAGATGGCATCAAAAGCGCCATCGGCACAGCCAACGATGTATCCGATATAGCAAGCTATATAGATGGCTTGTTTGAGGGTGAGAAACAGGTACAGCAACTTAGAAGTAAAAAGTCTGGTGTTGGTGGCGTTGGAGATCAATTTGGTGTAAAATCAGTAGCAACAGAGGTTATTAACGCAAGAATAGCCAAGGAGCAAATGCAAGAAATCGCAACTATGGTCGATATGCGTTTTGGTCATGGAACTTGGAGAAGTATAACAGAAGAGAGAGCGAAAAGAATAAGAGAAGCTAAAGAGGCCGCTGCTGAAGCTAGAAGACAAAAAATTCAAAAGGCGCAAGAGTTAGAGGAGACCATAAAGATGTGCCTTGGGGTTTTTGCTCTTGTAGTAACGATACTTGGTCTTGTTGTATTTTTAATGGTTTCTGTTGCTAAGGCTCTTGTTTAAAAGTTATAGGGAACTTTATGCCGTTAAAAAAATCGCAAAGAAGTCTTAAATCTTGGACTAAGCAAAAGTGGACAACGAAAAGTGGAAAGCCCTCTACACAAGGACCAAAGGCCACTGGGGAGCGTTACCTACCAGCCTCTGCTATCAAGTCGCTTTCGTCTAAGGAATACGCATCCACCACGGCTGCTAAAAGAAAAGCAACTAAGGCTGGTAAGCAATTTGCCAAACAGCCTAAAAAAATACGAGCTAAAGTAAAGCCTCATAGGAAGGTCAGATAATGGCTGTAATAACACCTGATTTACCAGAAATATTTGAAGAGGCATTTGAAAGAGCGGGGCTGTCACTTCAAACCGGGTATGATTTGAAGACCGCTAGGCGAAGTTTTAATCTTTTAACATTGGAGTGGCAAAACCGTGGACTTAATTTGTGGACTATCAATGCTGGTACACAAGCTCTCACAGCGGGTACAGCAACTTATACGTTACCTACGGGAACGATTGACATTATTGAGCAACAAATTCGTACAGGCACTGGCACGAATCAAGTCGATACTGATGTTCAGAGGATTTCGGTATCAACGTATGCTAAAACAAGTGCAAAAAATACGCAGGGTAAGCCTTCGCAGGTATTTGTACAAAGGCTGGCAACGTCTACAACAGTTACTCTGTGGCCTGTACCAGACAGTGCAGCAACGTATACGCTCGCTTATTACTACCTTTTGGGGATAGATGGTTTAGCTTCAGGGGTTGCTGGCACGGCAGGAGTCCCGCCAAGGTTCATACCTTGTCTAGTTACAGGATTAGCGTATTATATAGCTATGAAGAAGCCGGAAGTGGCAAATAGGGTTGCCCCCCTAAAGCAGGAATATGAGTTCCAGTTTGAACTGGCAGCAAACGAGGATACTGAATCCTCCGCGTTAAAATTTGTACCATATGATACATTTTACCTAGGAGGGTAATATGCCTATTAGAATTAAAAAACTCGGTCAAAAGGGTGGCCCAAAGGGTCAGGACAAAACAATACCTCTTCCAAAAAAGAAGCCTCGTTTAGCCAACCCTAGGCATCCAATGAATGCAGAGAAGACAAAGCCTCTAGGTAAGGCAAGTGGCGGCAAACTTAAAATGGTAGAGAAGGGTGGAAAGAAAGTCCCATTCTTTGCCGCAGACGGAAAAGGAAAAATGGCTATGGGCGGTATGATGAAGAAAAAAGGTATGGCTAAAGGTGGCATGATGAAGAAGGGCTACGCCAAAGGTGGCCCTGTAAAGGTTAAGTCAGGAGACACCCTGTCTCAGATTGCAAAGAAAAATGGCGTTACCTTAAAGGCTTTGCTGGGTGCTAATCCAAGCATTAAAAACGCCAATAAGATCCGCTTAGGTCAATCTATTAAGCTCCCCACTAATATGGCGGGTTCTAAGTCTTCTAATCCATATGCAGGCATAAAGCGCGGTCAAATGGCTGACATGGATGTTAAGAACAAGTCAGAAAAGCGTCAGCGTACAGCGACTCGCTCAATGCAGAGTCAAGTTAAGCAAGGTGGCAGCAGGATGACGCCAACGCCAAGCAAGGCAGCGGCCACTAAAGAAAGCAAGTCAGGACGCGAAGCAATGCTGGCTAAGGCCCGTAAGTTGCGTGATAGCAAACAAGCTGCAAAGCCCACTGGGAAAACATTAGCAAACACACCTAAATCAGGCGCTGCCAAGGTCGCTGAAACTCGCATGGCTAAGCTTGCTAACAAAAACAAAGTAGCCCGTAGAGCGGGCGGTGGTATGATGAAGAAGAAGGGTTATGCCAAAGGCGGTATGATGAAAAAGGGTATGGCTAAAGGTGGTGTAATGCGCGGTACTGGTGCAGCCACAAAAGGTAAACGCTTTGGACGCGCAGGCTAGTAAATGCCAAATGCAGTAGGGAAACACGCTTACGGCATATGTGATAAAACAGGGTTTAGGTATAAGTTATCTGACCTTGTTTTTGAAACAAAGAATGGTGCCAGAACTGGTATGCGTGTAGGAAATGACGTAGTTGATCAGGATCACCCTCAAAACTTTCTTGGCAGAGTTAGGGTGAGCGATTCTGAATCCATACTCAACGCAAGGCCTAATAGAACAGAACCTGACTCAATAAATCTTCTTCAGGACAATCCATTTAAGACTGGGGCTTCTGGCGGCTCTAATACCACTATAACAATAACTGAAGTTAATCATGGTAGAAGCACTGGGGACACAGTTAGATTTAGAACAGTAGAGCCATTTGATGGTATAACGACATCAGTTATGGAATTGGCTGCTGGATATTCAATAACAAAAGTATCAGATGATACTTACACCGTGTTAGTTTCTGGCGGTGCAACAACAGGATCTGTATCTGGGGGAGGCTTCTTTGCAAGCGCTGGCCCAGTTACCGCTTTGGGGTAGTTAGATGTCTTTTACATATGCTGAATTAAAAACTGCCATTCAAAATTTTACAGAAAACGCAGAAACAACATTTGTAGCCAACCTTCCTGTTTTTATTAGGGCCGCAGAACAAAGAATACTTGCTGCTGTTGACTTAGAAAATTTTAGAAAAAATGCAACCGCGTCCATGACAAGTGGTAATAAGTTTTTACAGACACCAATTGATTTTCTGGCTCCCTTTTCTCTTTTTATAACAACAACCGACAAAGAAAATTTTCTTTTAGAAAAAGATGTTAACTTTATAAGAGAGGCCTACCCCAGCGGTTCGACCACAGGAACCCCGGTATATTATGGTTTTTTTGATGCTTCTGTGACCGCAGCTTCTGGGAATGTATCGGCTAACTTTATATTAGGGCCAACACCAGATGCGGATTATGATGTAGAGCTTCACTATTATTATAGGCCAGCAAGCCTAACAAGTTTGTCTGATTCAGAGTACACATGGTTGAGTCAAAATGCCCCCAATGCTTTGTTGTACGGGTCTCTAATAGAGGCATACATATACATGAAGGGCGAGTCTGATATTGTTGGTCTTTATGAGGGCAGGTTTAGTGAAAGCATGTCTAGGTTAAAGGATCTTGCAGAGGCAAGAGAGAACTCAGACGCCTACAGAGAGGGGCTTCCAACAAGAGAGAGGACTTAGGGAGACATGAAAATAGCCATAGTTGGCCTTGGCAAAAGTTATTCTGACTATATATCTGCTAGGGTTGCGTCTCATCAGTTTGATGAGGTGTGGGGTATAAACTGCATAGGCGGTATTATACACGTTGATAAAACATTTATGATGGATCCTGTGTCTAGGTTTCTGGATACAGAAAACGCAGGAACTCAAACGGGCATAGCCCGTGAATTTTTAAGTAATAACACCAAGCCTATAATAACATGCCAGCTAGATGACAGAATAAGTTACCTAGAACTTTTTCCCTTAAAGGAAGTGGCTACTGAGCTAGGGTTTTGTTATTTTAATAACACTGTGGCTTACGCAGTTGCGTATGCAATATGGGCGGGAGCAAAAGCAATATGTATGTATGGTATAGACTATACATATAAAAACGTAAGCATGGCTGAGTCTGGCAGGGCCTGTGTTGAATTTTGGTGTGCCATAGCGGTGTCAAAGGGGATTAAAATAGAGGTGGCAAGCGGCTCCAGTCTTCTTGATACTAATGTCCCAGATAATGAAAAGCTGTATGGATATCACAGACTAGAAGACCCTTTGGTTCAAACAGTGCAAGATGGATCATTATTAATAACGAAGCAATCAGAGATACCGTCTCCTGAGCCTGTGGATCACGAGCCTGTAATTTTTGGGAGACATGATAATGTTTGACTTGGCTAAGGCGGGCTTAGGCTCAATAAATATTGTTACATCTGATAATGGTGGGCTGTCTAGCGATCAGATAGCCGATCTTGCTACTGATAAAATCGTTTATGTTTCTGAGCAGGCTCCTAATGAAATAAAGATACAAGCAGAGGCTTTTAAGGATAGAGTCCATGAGTTGTTGAGATTTTATGTGGAGTTGGCGAGAAGGGAGGAACGTGCTACAATTTGTTCAAAGATTCGTGAAGCTGGTCAGCACGAACTAGCTGACGCTATAAGGAGAATATAATGGCTATTGCACAGGCAATGTGTACATCGTTTAAAAGTGAGCTTTTAACGGCAACACATAATTTTGCTACAAACGGAAATGCTTTTAAGCTGGCTCTGTACGCAGAAGGAAGTGGCGGCAAATCAAATACCACAGCGACTTTGGGTGCGACCTCAACGGCCTTTGTAACAACAGGAGAGGTTGCCTCTAGTGGATCTTACGCTACTGGAGGGGGTACTCTTACAAAAGTGGCTCCAAGCACATCAGGAACAACAGCATTTACTGACTTTGCTGACCTTAGCTTTACAACTGCTACTATTACGGCTATGGGCGCGTTGATTTATAACAGCACCAACGGAAACAAAGCTGTTGCTGTTTTAGACTTTACCTCTAACAAAACCTCTACATCTGGCACCTTTACAGTGCAGTTTCCCACAGCGGATGCAACCAATGCTATTATCCGCATAGCGTAAGAGGTTTACTGTGGCAAATATCACGGGATGGGGGCGAGGCACTTGGAACCAATTAACTTGGAACCAAGGCATTCCTGTGGTTGTAACTGGGGTTTCTGCGACAGCCGCGCTCGGTGAGGAAACAACTAATTGTTCTGCGAATGTTGTTGGCGTAGGTGCGGTAGCAACGGCGGGGCTGGGTGATGAGGCCGTTACTGGGGGCTGTGTAGTATCCTTAACAGGAACTTCAGCCACAGGCGCTACAGGCGCTGTAACGCTAGAGTCAAAGTACGCTGTTACAGGGGTAACAGGGACTACCGCATTAGGGGCGGTAACTGTTCGGGCAGGCGCAAAAGTAACAACGAGCGCAACAGGCATCGTTGCTACTGGTGCAACAGGCACAGTTACGTTAGAATCGAAGTACGCATTCACTGGCGTTTCAGGCACTTCTGGGGTTGGTAATGCTGTTGTATATAGTGAAGTTTTAACCGATCAAGTTGGAATATGGATTCAGGTAACTGGTGCCACTTCACAATGGACTATAGTGCAGCCCACACAAAACGCAGTGTGGAAAAAAGTGGCTTAGGAGTAATTTATGGCTAGTTCGTTTAGTACAAATCTTGGTATAGAAAAGCCAGCTTCGGGGGAGCTGTCTGGCACTTGGGGAGATGTAACTAATTTTAACTTCGATATATTTGATCGTATAACTGGCGCGGCTGATCTTACCGCTTCAGATCTTACAACAGATCTTACTATACGAGCCACATCGCCAACCTCCGGCCAGAGCAATGTGCAGACCGGGATGTTTTCAGTTATAAACTTAAAGGATAGCGGCTCTGATTTGGGTGGCACAAATGTGGTTACAATAGCACCCAACTCAGCTAGTAAATTTTTTATAATTAAAAACTCTTTAACTGGCGGTCGAGCGGCCACCATTAAACAAGGCACAGGCGCAACTGTTTCAATACCCGCTGGCACATCAGACATTGTTTTTTGTGACGGAGCAGGATCGGGCGCTGCGGTTACTGGTCTTGCAACCTCTTTTAATGTTGGTAGTAGTGCAGAAGTTGCAGGCACCGCTACCGCTCTAGCCATAGCTTTAGGATAGGAGTAAAAAATGGCAAATGATGCTTCCGTAACAATACAGGCAACAGTTCTGCCAGATGAAATTGCTAAAACTTTTTCCGGCACTATGACTGTTACCCCAGCAGACGCAAACGATAAATGGTATTACAAAAAGACCAGTGTTTCCAATTCAAGCACTGACTTGATGGCGGGTAGTTACACAGATTACACCGCTGTGGATGATGACACTGCACTTACCGCAGTGGCTACAGGCGATAAGGTAAAGTTCTTGTTCATTAAGAATATAGATGCAAACAGTCGCAGTATTTATATCGTATTAGACGCAGGCACGGCCTCATCTAGTGCAACAGATGGTATTACCATAGGTCCAAACGAGGCTTTCGCCGCTAGATTGCCCAATACAACTGTAGCCGATATACATGCTATATCATCTGCGGCAACCGCTGAAGTCATTGTGTGTGCTTTACTAGATGACGTAGCATAGGAGTAGAACATGGCTAATACCTTTAAAAATAAGGTGTTTGACGGTGGTAACGCTAGTGCCAATTCGGACATGATCGTTTATACCACGCCAAGTTCTACAACTACTGTTGTTATTGGTCTGACACTGGCAAACACTTCAACTGCTCAAATCACTGTAGACATTAAGTTAAACGCAAACGGTATAGTGTTTTTAGCTAAGAACATTCCAATACCAGCGGCGTCTAGTTTTGAATACATGGCAGGAAACAAAATTGTCATGGAGACTGGGCATAGCTTAATTCTGCAAAGTGACACAGAAAATAGTCTGGATACCGTAGCGAGTATAATGGAGATCACCTGATGCCGTATTATGGAAATAGTCCTGCTACAAACTTTGAAAGCATCCCGGCTATTCAAGAGTTTAGCGGTGATGGTAGCGCGACCACGTTTACCCTTACGACTTCTGTAAGCTCCGCACAAAGCATACTGGTTTCCGTAGATGGTGTTATTCAGGAAGCCGGGGACGCATATACCGTACCTGACGGCACTACGCTTACCTTTAGCGAGGCTCCGTCTAGTAACGCTGGTAACAACATCTTTGTTAATTACCTTGGCAATACGCTTGGCACGGTGGCACCAGCCGCTGAAAACAAGGGTAACTTCAAAGGCGGCGGCTTGTTCCGTACTAATGCACAATCCCTTACATCTGATATCACTATTCTAGCCACAGAGAACGCCAACGTAACTGGTCCGTTTACTGTGGCTTCTGGTGTTACATTAACCGTTGAAAGCGGTGGGACATTGGTGACGCTATGAGTACATTAAAGGCAGATACCATTCAGAGTACAGGCGGCGGCGCGGCTACGCTGACTAAGCAAAGTGCAGCAAAAGCTTGGATAAATCTTAATGGCGGAGGAACCATTGCCACAAGAGGCTCGTTTAATGTTGCATCTATTGCAGATGAAGGAACTGGCGCATATCAAACCAACTTAACATCCGCAACCGCAGACGCAAACTATGCTTTGGCGGGGACTTCTGGAGATGGTGGATCTAATTCTGGGTGCTGGCATAGTACAGGTTACAATGTAAATAGTTACAACACTTCTAATACAACATCTTCTTTCCATCAGCAGATATATTATGCAACTGCTTCTGTTGCAGATACTTCATTTGTATACTGTACCTTACACGGAGACCTAGCATGAGTGAGATACTAGTAAACAAACTCACTGGCACAAGCACCGCTGGGTCTATCCTTGTAACAGGTGAAGGTAATAGCACGACCACTAAC